ATGTACTATAATACTAAGATGAATAAAACTTTAAGTGATCATAAAAGTAAACGCTATGGCGGAGCATGGCCAATTTATGATACAGAAACAATTGCTCATAGAGATGCATTTGAATATAAAAAAATAAACTCAGATGAATTTTTAAAGAATTATCGTGAATGGTTTGTGCAAGGACACAACATTAATGGATTTGAGCGTTATAACGAACTTGCATTTAGCAATGGTACAACAGAAACATTTGATAAGTTTTATCATAAGCACATGGATAGAAGATTAAGAATTTGTAGAGGTGAATATTTTTATCATCAAATGATGGAAAGAATATATAAGAAGTTTTCTTGGATTGGTGATGGCCCGATAAAAGAAGGTGACGTGTTTGTTTGTAGTGTACCTTTTAGTGATACGGGAGAGGTACCTAAAAATTTAGAAATTATGTTGCGAGAATGTGAGGATTCAAATGTTCCAGTATTGATCGATTTAGCATACATTAATATTTCACAACCATTAAGACTTAATTTAAATTACAATTGTATAGACACTATAACAACGTCTTTAAGTAAAATATTTCCTATAGAACATTACAGAGTAGGAATAAGATTACAACAAACAAAAATAGACGATCAAATGTATGCCGCAAACGAAGGTGGATATATTAATCATTACAGCGTAGCATTAGGTCAACATATGATAGATAAATTTCCTAACGATTATATTGTTAAAAAATATACTGAAAAACAAAAAGAAGATTGTAAACAATTAGGATTGGAACCATCATCTTGCGTTATATTTGGTATAGACGAAAACAACAAATATAGCGAATATAAAAGAGGTAGATCTAATAATCGTCTTTGTTTTTCACGTATATGGGATGGCAGAAAATGAACAAAGAAGAAAAATTTAAAGAAGCATTTAGAAAAAGATACTTAGATCTTGTAGAACAAAAGCCATGGCAAAAAATACAAGAACACTTTAACTCTGTTCCTGCTGTGGATATTAAGCCAGTAGCAAAAATAAAAATTAATACTAGCGATTGGGTGCAATGGACATTAGACAATATTAAAGATTCTGAAGGGGGTTGGGAACAATATCAGCCAGACTATACAGACGATTATAATACCTTTGGTAAACTTAATATGTCTATGGGAAGAAACATACACAATTCGTATATTATGGATTGGGGAAAATGTCCTACAGACAATAGATACGATCACATACACGAGTCGTTAAAAGAGTTAGTAGGTTATGATAATATTAAAATGCTTGGCTCTGATCCAGAGTCAGTTTTAATTAGACTTTTAGTAAAAATGCCAGGACACGGACAACCATGGCACGCCGACGAAGTAGGAAAATACTTTAGAGTTATGCCTCATATAAAAGAAACAGCAGAATATAAAAGAAAAAGATGGTGGTTTTCTGTTGCTGACTGGAGCGATGGACACGTTTTTCAAATATCAAGAACTGTATTATCTAATTGGAAAGCAGGTGATGTGTATGAAATACCTGACGGTATAGGTCACGCATCATCAAACTTTGGTTACGTACCGCAGATGACTGTTTCATATACTAGTTTAGTTAAAACCAATTCATAGGTTTACGCAGTTTTACGCTTTCGCGTAATTTAAAAAACGCATTTAATAAAATAAAATTTACGCTTATTGCTCTTCGTCTGAATGTAATTCGTTTAGTAGTTTTCTTAATTTGCTACCCTCAACTTCTGCTTTAATTTTGCCAAACTTATCGCCTTTAGTTGGGTCTGGTTCCGAACCCGTTATTTTAGAATTAGTTTTTAATGTATCTATAACCGCTGATGTTTTGTAACTATATGCGTTCTTGCTTTCTTCCTCTTCAAGATTTTTTATCCTTAAAGTGTCTACGTCAAACTCTAAATCAACTTTGTGTCCAACGCCAGAACTTGATCTAGTTTTCATAAATTGTATTTGATATCTTCCACGCTCTCTCATCGCTCTACTTGTAAAGATACCTATTACGTTATCTGCTGTTTGTACTTTGGATAAACCGCCTGCTATATGAGAATGATCAAACTCTATTTCCTCAACACTTGCTCTGTTTAATTGTGATGCAGTTGCTAATATACATTGTTTTTCTACTGCAAAGTTTCTTAACTCTTCTGAGACATATTTGTCTTTAACAAACAAGTCACTTGGAGATACCTTATTACTTTTTGGCATCATGAGATCCAGATAATCAATTAGTACTGCATCTATTTTCTTTTTGTTTTTAAGTTCTAATTCTTTTATATAAGTTTTAACATCTAAAATAGTACAACCAGATGGCATATATTTTAATTGTAAGTTACCTGCTTTTCTTCTCAGCAGTTTAACTTTCATTTCAACATCGTCCATAGATTTCATTACTTGTTTTGTTGGTATGTTAGTTGTCATAGCATCTATTCTCATAGCCGCTAATGCTTCTGATAATTCAAAAGATATGTAAACAACGTTCAATCCAGCAAGTGACCAGTTAACTGCTAGGTTTTGTAAGAATAAACTTTTTCCTGCGCCTGATCCACCTGCAAAAATGTTTAGTTCTCCTTTATTAAAACCGCCAAAGAGTTTTCTGTCTATTGAAGGCCATCCTGTGCTGACTTGTCCACTAGAGTTCTTTAAGAACTCAAGTCTACCCTTTGGATCTTCAAAGTAGTTTGTACCAAGATCACGAGTCAATCCTATATTAACTGCTTTCTTAATCATGTCCTCAACAGGAGCATAGTCTCCCTTTTCGAGTAAGTCCGCTGATTGAAGTATTGCACTTTCGAGTGCCTTGTGTCTGGAAAATGTTTCAAATTCATCCAATAGCCAATTAAAGTGTGATGGATCTAAATCTTTTGTTGTTTTTAATTTAATATCAAATTTTGCATTAATCTGATCAACTTCAGGCATGACCTTATATTCTTCTACGTAGTTTTTAATAAACTTTGCAATAGGTTGTAGTTTTCTATCAAAACTTTGTGGATTAAAAATATTAGTTGCTCTAGCAAATGATTCAGCATCTGCTAACAACATTTCTAAATAAAGTTTTTGTACATCAAAATTATAATCAGCCATACATCTTTCTCTTTAAATCTATTTTAAGTTTACTTGACTCAGTAGATTTTAGTATAGATTGTATTGTAAACAATCTACCATATTTTAACACAGCATCAGCAACATCGTCAACACCTTCTTCCCATTCTGGAAAAGAAACACTCCAGCCAAATTCCATTGCTTGATTTACCAATTTTTCTCCTGGTGCGTCTTTGTCAGGCACTACAATTACTTGCCTGTTTAGTCCGTCTATTAACTCTCGCTGTATATCATTTATCTCTGAACCTAGTATGCTTACACCAGAAACGGTTATTGCATCAAATGGTCCTTCTGTTACAATAACAAATTTTCTTGTCCAATCTTGTGCGTCCATATTAAACACATATCCCGGTTGCACATCTGTATAATATTTTACTTTGTCTGATGGTTCAAACATTCTCCCTGTAAATCCTACGATGTCTCCTCGCCAATAAAATGGAATTAGTACTCTTTTGCTTACGTCCCAAAATGTATTTGTAGAATACATAAAGTCATACCAGTCAGGTCCAATGCCTCTGCTGGACAAATAATTTAATAAATTGTCTATACTCTTTTGTTCTGTATCTGGCAATGTAATATATTTTTCTAACCATGCTTCTAATCTTTTTGCACCAGAAGGCAACTCTTTTTTATTAAATGTAACAAACTTTCTTTTTTCGTATTTTGTATCTGACTCTTCATGACGCATCGCCTCTATTGCAAGTTTTCTTATTGTGTTGTCTGCAATTCCAAGGTAACTCATAAACGTTCTCATTTTTTGAGACAGTCTTCTTCCTAAAATGTAAGATGCTTTGTAGCCACAATTAAAACAATGATAAGATAAGGTTCCATCAGCACTTGTCATTATGCCACCACGTTTTTTCTTGTCTTGAGTTTCGCCATTATACACACAACAAGGTGCATTGAAAGATATCCACCCACTAGGTGTTTTTTTTCTGTTCGCAGGTAACGATGTCAGAATTGTATTCTGAATTAGGTTCATACATTATATTTTAATGTCTATAAAGTATTTTGTCAACGATTCCAGTATTACCAGTGTCATTATCCCAACTAAATCTAACATATTGGTAAACGCCGGTAAAATTAAAGTCAGTTACATCTGTAGAACTGGAAAAAGTATGAGTTGTGGTTGAGTCATTTAAAGTAACATCAAAGTAATCTGCATCAGCAGGAGAAAGTGACATAGTAGCTTGTACTCTAAATGCACCTGAAAAGTTTTTAGTATAAACTGCAATTGTGTGTAATGCTTTGTTATTGTTCTCTCCTGGTTTAGCATTAACAGATCCTGAAGTTTTTCCCAACGGTCCTGTAGTATGATTAAACACAGAAACAGTTGTACTGTTGATTGCGTGTGGGTATGCTCCATCAAGAACTTCCAATGTTCCTGCCGCATTGTACCCTGTATCCGAGTAAGTTACTAAAGTACTACCGTCGTCAGTTACTAATTCTCTAACGGAAAAGTTGTAAAATTTAGCATCTAGTTTTAATAAATCTCCCGGAGTAACTTCAACAGTTGCAGTTCCTTTAGTAGAAACAGTACTACCATCGTCTGTAATCTTTAAAAGACGTGTTACTACACTTTGATTAGTTTCATTGTCGATAATACTAAATTCGTAGGTTTTCCCTACAACGTCCTGTGCTTTTTGATCTTCATTTTTAAAAGTGAAGGAAACTGGGTTATAAACACCTCTATGAATTGTTATACGTCTATCGTACACTTTAAATTGCCTTCCGTGATAACCACTTACGTAGCATATTACCACGTTTGTTAGTAAATACCTTGATACTGTTTGCATAATACATATTTAACAGTATTTATAGAATGACTATGAATGAAATTTTTAATACATTAAGGGATAAATTTCCATTTTTAAGCCTTATAAGAAAGGCAGAGATGGAGTTCGTAGGTATTGTACAAAACCAAGATACCAATGTAATAAGTTTTTATGATTATGGCAGAATAATGAATCCACAAGATAAGATGAGATATTTGAAATGTGGTGAAATTTGGTGGTATGAATCAAATAGAAAAATACCAATTAACATATTTTTAAAGGGTGATTTTAGATATTTTAGATCAACGTTAGTTACTTTGAATTCAAAAGACGTAGAAATAGTACATGGCCCGACTGTTAAACTTTCTGAAATTTCTAAAAAGAGAGTGAAAAGACGTACTATCCAATTAGTTAGAAAACCTACTTAACATCCTCGTTTTTATCAATATATTTTGCATAATATTTTGTCAAAGGATTGTCCTTTTGATAACCAAAATTATTAGAGCGATGAGTGGAGTTTTGTTTCTTACGTTTTTTAGTGTGTTTAAGTTTCCTTTGGTGCACTAAAGTTATATTTATCTTTAGCGATCAAATTCATCTGAATTACAATTGCTTGAGCATAAGCAACTGCGTGTGACTTTTTAAAGAAATATGAACCATCGGTTGGTTTAACCCAAACCTCTTTAAGAATGTTAGTCCAATCTTTATACATCAGTTGTCTTTTTGCTGGACGTATGATTGCTAATACAGCCGCAAGTTGTTCAACATTTTTTGGTTCTAGTTTGGATACAATATTAAAATGGCCATTTAGGTGAAAAAGGTTTTCCACAATTTTTGGGTCTTTTAACATATCCCAATTCGGTTCTTCAATCATTAATTCAACAAGTTCTTGTTCAGATTTAATATTTTTATAGATGTTTACATTAAGACAATCTATTTTAAAGTAGCCTCTTTCTTCTGCTTTTTTATAATCTAAACTAGAATGTCCGGTAATTGGCTGTGTAGGTATAGCATGAAAGTAAACACCTGTTTTGTGCTTTTCTATTTTATCATCTTTAATTATAGACGCTGGTGTGTGTTTAAACAATTTTAGTGTTCCGTCTCTATCAAAAAAATCTATATCTACATCAGGCATAAATTATTCTCTGTTCCATGGAAATCCTGCCCACGGTCTTGGTTTATAAGTTCCATCATGAAGTTTTTTCTTATTTTCAGCCATTTGTTTATCGTGTTCTGCTTTTAGTATTGCTTTCTTTTCTTCTAATATTTCTAATGTAACTTTGGGATCTTGACTATGAAGCGAATGCATTTTGCCGCTTATTATACTAACGTACGACATTAACGGTAATCCAAATATAAAAATAAAAAACATAATTAAAATTGCCCACACTCCTTTTTTACTCATTAGTGATAACTCTTTCTTTTCTCCTCTTGATTATATTTTATAAAATCTTTTTTTGATCCGGGTTTTAATATTTCTAAAACGTCTAATAATTTTCTATAACCTGCAGTATCTATAATATCTTTATTCATTTCTGGCATTACTACTCGACCTATTGTTCCATCACTTTTTATTATAACACAACAGTCTCCACTTTCAAATTCTATATCATCTGCAATTTCAAAATCTATTTTACTCAATTCGAGCCTCCTTGGCTGTTTCCTGTACAAATAAGTGGTCTGCTGGATAACTTTTAAATTTGTTTGACCAATATTCTGGATTAATAAATCTGTGTGTCATTTGTAATTGTTCGTCTGTAAATAATTTTAACATTTTCTTACCTGCACTGCAACCGAGTAATACCCATGGAGATACTTTTCCTTGTTGGATATGTTGTACTGCTCTAGTTGAGTTTACTAATCTAAAGTAATCAGACCATTGTGCATTTTGTTCTTGTGCCCAGTCCATCATTGTTGCAATACTTCTTTGTAATGCCGCCTCAACTGGTTCTGCTTTTAATGTGTGTATTAGATATGCTTCGTATAAGTCATCTCTTGCCCAGTGATCTAATTTAACTTTCGATAATAAAACGTAGTCAATATACTTTTCTGGATATAATGGATTGATATGCATAATGTATCTGCCAAACTTTACAAACGCATTATAATATGCTGATGTACAAAACTCATCATATGTTTTAGGTTTTACATTATGCTGATGTATTTCATAAAATCGTTGAAATACCATGAAAGCATTTTGCACCCACTTCTCATTTTTCTGTAAGTGTCTACGTTTAGGTTCACAAAGATGTACTTGTAATGTTCTATCTCTAGTAAATTCCTTACCACAGTATGTACATTTATTAAGAGTTGATTCCATTTTCTAATTCTTTTATAATTGTACTATACTGATCAAATTTGATCAATTGATTTCTGTTGTGTTGCAACGTTGGCAACATTTCTTTATACATTTTATTAATGTCTTCATTGCAAATTGTTTTTACAATTTTTGTAATATCTTTAATTTTATCGTAGTCATTTTTGTTGTCGTAATCTTCGTTCCACCATTTATCAAATGTTTGAAATCCTAAATCTTTAAGGTATTGTATAGAGCCGTTGTCTCCATGAATTAAAAAAGGATTACCATAAGCAATTGGTTTCCATGTTTTTTCTGTAATATAAATTCCATCGTGTTCTTTTTTTGTTTCGCTTGGTATCCATAAAAAGAATTTTTTAAAAACTTCACTTTCGTTAAGATATCCCCAAATGTATTGTTGTTTTTCTTCTCCTAGTTGTTTAATAGGTTTGTCATATACTAATGGTAAAGCATTTATAAATTCCTGTTTATTTTTATCCCAATCGTCAAAGTTTCTTAGATACGTGTCGGTATCTACTGCATCATCAACCCAATTACTTCTTTTACCTTCTACTAAAGTTTCAAACTTATTACAACTTATTGCACCATCTTTAAGTAGATTATTTTGCCATAAATTATATATTAAAGCATACCTATGATTTCTAGAAACGCCTGCCACTAATGCTCCATATTTAAATTTAAATTCTTTTGGTTGTATTTCGTATTTTAATGCTTGTCCTCGTAATACATAAGCAAAATAATCAAACAGTAAAAAATTACAACGAATTTTGTAACCTTTATTTCTAAGAAAATTAATTTGTTCTATATGACTGTTATTAGGAACAATCCAAGTAATGTTTTCTTCAGGTACACTTCTTTGTGTAAAATTTTTAATAAACCGACTATAAGGTGTTTCTCCAAAGTCTGGAGTAAGTCCTAATCTATTTTTAACCCAAGCATATGTATTAAACAAATCCCATTGTTCTGTCATCATATTAATCACAGGTTTAACAACACCTTGTTGCATTAAAAGAAATAAATCGTTTGGAATACTCTCTATTAAATCCGTAACATCAAACGGTTGTCTAATGTGTAGTAAAAGATAATACTTTTCGTTTGTGCTAATATGATTAATTTTAACTCTTGGTAACGAATCAAAAACGTGTGAACTTACGTCTAATAAATGTGCCCATTCTTTGCCTTGGAATTTAAAGTCAACAATTTTAATTTTGTCCATGTGATTCCAATAACTCTTCAAGTTCTCTGTCTGTGATTATTGAATCTAATGTTTCGAGATCTGATTCTTTCATATTAGGATATAATCCTTGTAACTGTTTTAAACTTTTATTAGGTACACGTTTCATTGGTTTAATCCATGGGTGGAATTGTTGTTTTAATGCTCCACACATAGCAGTTAATATCCATAATAACTTTTTATGTTTACCTAAACTGAAACAATGTTTGTTTACACACTCATTAATCATTTCTACATAGTGTTCAACATAAAAAGGATCTTTAGATGAGACACTTGAAGCATATCTCATTAACATATAAGGTGAATATAAAGACTTTTCGTGGTCGTCTATTCTATCATAATAGTCTTTATTTCTAAAGTCTACTGCTTTAAGACCATTCCGTAGTTCGAAAAATTTCCTTTTGCTTTTCTCTGTCATATTTTAATCCAAACATTGTACACTCTTTTGCTGTTCTAAAACAGAGTGTGAGTTTATTAGTTTTCATTTTTATTTCCGTAAATACCATTTTTTCTTGCCTCATCCATTTAAATAACTCTTCCGGCCAATACCGGTCCATCCAGATGTATGCACCTTGGACTTTCATAATTGGTGCTTCTATGCTAACGTATTTTCTACCAGACATTGCCATAATCTATTTGTTCACATTGTCTTGAAATATCTTTTACAAAATAAGCACATATGGGTTTTTTTCCATTTGTTAAAGGCACTGCTAATATTTGACCTGACTTAATTTTAGGAAAATACCATTTTACTTCTGTATAGATATCCACAACATCAATAGGATAAAAATCTGGTTTAGGACTTGATAATGGATTAAACGTAAATGCATCAAAGCCTCTATCATTTAAACTTGTAATTGGTAACACGTGCATTTCAGGTTGTCCGGCTTCTCCTATTAGCATTTTCCAATCCAACGGCATTTTTATTTTCCATTTACCAATTTCCAATACTGCCGCCGGAGCATTAAAACTTTCTAAAAATATTAATGGTATATAAAAGAAATCTGGATTTTCTGGATCTGAATTATCTAATACTGCGAATCGTAATTTTTCATCAACCCACTCGGGTATTTTTTCTAGCTTGTATGTAATGTTATCAAGTGTAAGGATTTGCATAATTTATCTTTTCTATATTATACGGATAATTTGCCTCTTTGTAAAACTTTTTCCTTTGTGTTAAATGCCTTTTTGCGAATTTGCAACTGCTGGTAATATCCCAAATTTGCACATGATCTTTGTCTTCTGCTTTACGTATACCTCGGCCTATGCTTTGTATTACACGTACAAAAGATTTGCCTGCTTCGATAAGAACAAGATTAAATATCCTAGGAATATTAATACCAATACTAGCCACTCCGTATGTAGCAATAATAATTTTGGTTTCTGCTGTAGACACTTCATCGTAGTGTTCTTTTCTTTCTATGGTTTTAGTTGCTCCAGATATAAACACTGAATTTTTTATTTTTTTATTAAGTTTCTCACCTGCCGAAATCCGGTCAACAAGTATAAGTGTATTGCCTGATGTTGCAATATCACTAATTGTTTTTGCAAGCCATGTTGTTCTGGTGTCGTCAGTTGTAAGCCACTTTAATTCTTCTGGGTAACTTTTAAACATTGGATGGTCTTGCGTTTGTAAAACATTAACATGGCATTTTGCTAATACACCTTTGTCTTGTAATTCCTTTGCAGGGATTCTATGTGTAACATCTCCTAAAGAACATTTTATTCCCATAAATTCATATTCTTCTTTAGGTATTGTTCCTGTTAGTCCCCAACGTATACCTGCATTTGCAAACGGTCCAGTAAGTAATCTTTTTAGTACATCTGCTTTTGCCATATGTACTTCGTCAACAATTATTGTTTGAATTCCTTGCATTACTTCTTTAAATTCTACTTTATCTTTTTTCTCAAGAACATTAATTGATTGCCAAGTTGCGATTGTATTATATCTGCCTACTTCTTTTCTGTCCCCAAAATAAACTCCTGTATCTAAATTACACGCAAGAAAATCCTCTTCTGTTTGTGTTACTAAACTTTTATTAGGTACAATTGTTAGTGTACGACCATAAGGTTCAACTAGTCTACAAAGTGC